ACAGCGATGCGGGGTCGCAGATCTCAGATTGCCACATCTGCCCAGGGACTTTTAGCTCCGGCTAAAACCCGGCGCAGACGTTCTCTCATGGGGCTAATTTCGTGATGTATCGCCGTAATGTCGCTGGAGAAATGGGAGCCAAGTCGTCGCAACCTGCTAAACGCCGGGCTGATATGACTGTGGATCCCCTCGAGCGGCTAGATCAAAAGATGGCGGGGCGCATGAAAGGGGGCGCTGTTGAGGGAAAGAATAAGAAAAAACGATCATTAATGAATAGTATTGGAGTAATGTAATGGTACAGATAAATCCGTTAGTTGCGCAGTTAGATCGAAGGTATAAGGCTTTACAGACTCAAAGATCTAATTGGGAAAAACATTGGCAAGAGCTGGCGGATTACATGCTACCGCGCAAGGCCGATATTACAAAAAAGCGCACCCAGGGTGATAAACGAACAGAGTTAATTTATGATGGAACGGCTGTTCATGCGGTCGAGCTTTTATCCTCTTCGTTGCATGGCATGCTTACGTCACCTAGTACGCCCTGGTTTTCTATGCGTTACCGGGATCCAGCGTTACAAAACGATGACGAGGCAAATGAGTGGTTAGAGCTCTGCATCGATCAAATGTATAAAGCTTTTCATAGATCTAACTTTCAACAGGAAATCCATGAGCTCTACTATGACCTGGTAGTTTTCGGCACATCAGCGTTATATGTCGAGGGTGATAACGATGGATTGCGTTTTTCGACCAGGCACATTGCGGAAATTATTATTTCTGAGGATGCAAATGGTAAGGTTGATACAGTTTATCGTAAGTTCAAAATGAGTGCTCGAGCGGCTGCTCAACGCTTTGGTGAAGAGAATTTACCAGCAGCAATGAAAAAAACCTTGGAACAAGAGCCTCACAAGGAACATGATCTCATTCACGCTGTTTTCCCCAGGAATGAAGCGAAAGGAGCTTTTGCTAAGAATAAGCCTGTTGCTTCGGTTTACTATCACCTGGACACAAAAGCTTTGATTTCTGAGGGTGGCTTTGATGATTTTCCATTTATGGTGCCGCGCTTTGTAAAAGACAGCGTTAGCACATACGGCAGATCCCCGGCTATGAATGCGTTGCCAGATGTTAAGATGGTTAATAAAATGTCTGAGACAACTATCCGTGCTGCGCAAAAACAGATCGACCCGCCTCTGATGGTGCCGGATGATGGTTTTGTTTTACCTGTTCGAACAACGCCAGGCGCTTTGAATTTTTACCGTACCGGGACAAGAGATAGGCTAGAGCCGTTGCAGATCGGCGCAAATAACCCACTTGGTTTGAACATGGAAGAGCAGCGGCGTAACGCAATACGCCAGGCATTCTATGTAGATCAGTTGTTGATGGCCCAGGGCCCAGCTATGACAGCAACTGAGGTGTTGCAGCGCAATGAGGAGAAGATGCGATTGCTTGGGCCTGTCCTGGGCAGATTGCAGTCTGAGCTCTTGCAGCCTCTCATTTCCCGCTCTTTTGCGCTGCTGCTCAGGAACGGCCTCCTCCCTGCTGCTCCTGAGCAACTACAAGGCCAGGATATTGACATCGAGTATGTTTCTCCGTTGGCAAAAGCACAAAGGTTGACAGATCTACAATCTATGCTTCGAGGCTTCGAAGTTATGCTACAAGTTGCGGAAGTAGCGCCTGTTATGGATTACCTGGATCCAGACAAGCTTGTTCAGTATCTTGTTGAGGTTACTGGGATTCCGGCGCGCGTTATTCGCAGCAATGAAGAAGTCTTACAGCTAAGAGATCAACAAGAGCAAGCAGCGCAACAGCAAGCGGCGGCACAACAGCAAGCAGCCCTGGCACAACAAGCGCAGCAAGTAGCTCCCCTGGTTAAAGCTGTTGGGGATGCCAGCTAATGAAAAAGATAGAAGATCTAAAGTTATCTTATAGAAGAACATTCAACACCAGTGATGGTGAAGAAGTATTACGTGATTTGAAATCCAGGTGCGGGTTTGAAACCACAACATTTTCGGACAATCCTTATGAAACTGCATTTAACGAAGGCCAGCGCGCAACTGTGTTGCTGATTGTCCGAATGCTGGCTGAAGGGAAGGAACCAAGATGAGCGAAGAGGCAATCCAAGACACAGGATCTCAGGAAGCTGTTGCAGCAGAGGCGGCGCCAGTTAGCTTTATAGAAACCTTGAATGAAGAGTATCGTAACGTGCCAAGCATGCAAAAGTTTACAGATGTAAACGGCATGGCGAAAAGTTACATAAATTTAGAACAAATGGTTGGTGCGGATAAGATTGCTATCCCAGGTAAGTCTGCAACACCAGATGAATGGCGGGAAGTTTATAACCGTTTAGGATCTCCTACGGATCCAAAAGATTATTCAGTCGAGGTGCCGGAAGGTATTCTCCAGGAAGGTGAGAACGAAGCATTTAAAAACGCTTTGTATGAAGCTGGTTTAAACAATAGCCAGGCACAAAAGATGTCAGATTTTATGTCAGGCATTGTTGATAGTGCGCAGCAGCGTTTTGAACAAAGTGCTGACGAGGCTCGATACAATTCTGAGCAAGAGCTTCGCCAGGAATACGGGCAAGCATTTGACCAGAAGCTCGAGCTCGCAAGAGGAGCTGCTACAACTTTGCTTGGCGGCACAGAGATGTTCGATGAGATCCAGTTAGCTGATGGGCGTATGCTGGGAGATGAGCCACGTATCATAAAAATGTTTGCTGAATTAGCGGCGCAGATTGGTGAGGATAATATTGTGGGTGAAACAAACGAGTTAATTATGACGCCAGACGAAGCAAAGAACGAAGCTTTGAAGCTTATGGCAGAGAAACCTTACCAGGAAAAAAGTCATCCCCAGCATGATTTTTACGTCCAGGAAGTTAATCGATTATTTAATTTAGGATCTTAATTGCAAAAAAAGTATTATTGACATATTATATGTTACTAAGTGGATAACCTTCTGGCCCACAAAGAAACTTGTAATCCAAGTGGATTAGCTGGCCTAAGCAGTAGCACGGCCCCGAAAGGGACAACCAAGCGCAGAAAACCTAAAACTGAAACTGTAAGGAGGAGGACATAATGTCTACTCAAATTAATACAGCTTTTGTCAACCAGTTTAGCGCCAATGTTCAGATGTTGTCTCAACAGATGGGCTCAATACTGCGAGATGCAGTAGACGTCGAAACTGTGAATGGCGAAAAAGCTTTCTTCGATCAAGTTGGATCGGCAGCAGCCGTGAAGCGTACAACGAGGCACGGAGATACGCCGATGGTGGAAACACCCCATGAGAGGCGCATGGTAACAATGGCAGACTATGAATATGCAGATCTGATCGATGATCAGGACCGTGTACGTTTGCTAATTGATCCTACGTCAACTTATGGTCGTGCAGCAGCGGCTGCTATGGGTCGTGCAATGGATGATGAAATCATCGCAGCAGCTTTGGGCACAGCTCAAACTGGTAAAGATGGCGGAACATCAACAACGCTACCAGCAGGTCAGAAAATTGCAGTTGCATCTGCTGGCTTGACTATTGCAAAGCTAGTATCTGCTAAAGAGCTACTAGACGCTGCAAGCGTTGACCCATCGATCCCTCGTCACATTGTTGTTTCACCAAAGCAGATTTCTGACTTGTTGAATAACACAACCGTGACTTCAAGTGACTTCAACACTGTAAAAGCTTTGGCTCAAGGTGAAATCAACTCTTTCGTAGGGTTTCAATTTCATGTGAGCAACCGTCTAACAACAGATGGTTCTGGTGATCGTCAAGTAATTGCGTTCGCATCAGACGGTATTAAGCTTGCGATTGGTAAAGAGCCAAGCGCACGGATTGATGAACGAGCCGACAAGTCATATGCAACGCAAGTCTACTACTGCCAATCACTTGGCTGCACTCGTATGGAGGAAGAAAAAGTAGTAGAAATAGCATGTTCTGAATAAGGAGATTGACTAATGGCTACTGTTTATTCCACCCAAAGAACTAACAACCGGGCAACCCCAGTTGTTATGAACAAAGCTAATGAGCTGGGCGGTCGCATCCGTGTTGCTCATGGCGTGTACGAGGCATCTGCACTAGCGTCTGGTGACGTTATTGAGATGTTTATTCTTCCAGATGGCGCACGTTTGCTTGAGGGATCATTAGCGCATGACGCTCTAGGTTCTTCAACAACATTGTCAGTTGGTTATGCCGCACACACAAATGCTGCTGGTACTGCTGTATCTGCCGCTGCTGCTGCATACAAAGCTGCTGCTGCTTCAACATCTGCTCAGAAAGTAGACATCCTTGCTACTTTGGCTCTAGGCTCAGGCTCAGAGACAGACACAAACGAGGATGGTGTGGCTATCACAGTCACTATGGGCGGTGCTGCTGGCACAGGCACTATCGAAGTAACCATCAAGTACGTGGTTGATTAATTAGTCGGGGCGGTTCGCCGCCCCTTCTTTTATAGGATTAGAGCTAATGCCGAGTACAGTTGATATTGCAAACTTTGCGCTAAACAATTTGGGCGCTTCAAACATTTCCTCGCTAGACGAGAACAGTAAAGCGGCAAGAATTGTCAATCAGAGGTACGAGTCTGTACGTGATGCAGTCTTTCGAGCGCATCCCTGGAATTGCCTGGTCAGGCGATCACAGCTTGCCCAGGAAACGGAAACCCCGGCATTTGGCTACTCAAAACAATACGCACTACCTACTGACCCGTTTTGCTTACGGGTTTTAGAATTTTCTAATGGGTCGCTTTCATATCCCCAGGACAACATAACAAATAGCACTGGTGGCCCGGTGTTTGTTATCGAGGGGCGTAAGTTACTTACGGACGAAGGTACGGCCCGGATCAAATATATTGGTCGAGTTACGGATCCTCAGCAATATGACGCAAGTTTAGTTGAAGCGTTAGCTGCTCGATTGGCTGCTGAGATCTGCTATGCAGTTACTGGATCTACTTCTATGGTTCAGATCCAAACATCTCTATACGAAGCTAAGATGACAGAGGCGCGTTTCAATGACGCAACAGAAGGTGCAACCCAGCGCTTAGAGGCAAGTGACTTTATTGAAAGCAGGTTCTAATGGCACGTTCAGCACCAGCGTTTAGCTCCTTCACAGCAGGTGAGATTAGCCCTAGATTAGAAGGCCGCACCAATATCGAAAAGTATAGAGAAGGCTTAACGGACCTTACAAATATGGTTGTTATGCCTCATGGCGGTGTTACCAGGCGTCCTGGCACAGAATACCTGGGCGAAGTAAAAAGCAGCTCTGTAAAAACCAGGCTTATTCCATTTCAGTTTAAAACAAGTGACACGTACATCCTTGAGTTTGGCGACCAAGTTATGCGCGTTTTTCGCAATGATTTGCAGGTTTTGAACGCAACAGATAAAAATATAACAGCTATTACAAAAGCAAGCCCTGGTGTTCTAACAAGCTCTTCTCATGGATTTAGCAACGGTGATGAAGTTTATATTGATAGCGTTGGCGGTATGACTGAGATCAATGGGCGTAATTATCGTGTGGCAAACTCTACGACAAATACGTTTACACTGACAGATCTATTTGGATCGGCTATAAATACAACAAACTTTACGACTTACACATCCGGCGGTACAGCAACTGAGATCTTTGAGGTAGCGACAGTATACACAGAAGCGCAGCTCTTCGATCTCCGCTTTGCGCAGTCTGCTGATACGATGTATATTGTTCACCCGAGTCACCCGGTAAAAACATTGACCAGGACAGACCATAATGCCTGGACATTTACTAATTTAACTATTAACGAAAACGATACACCAACACTAACTAGCACAAACAATTATCCAAGTGTTGTTTCATTCTTTGAGCAGCGCCTGGTTTTTGGAAATACAAACAACAACCCGCAAACCTTATGGTTCAGTAAAAACGGGGACTACGGCAATTTTCATACGGGCACATCAGATGATGACGCGCTGATCTACACAATCGCGTCTAACCAGGTAAACGCAATTCGTTACCTTTCTGCAACTCGCGTCTTAACAGTGGGCACATCGGGCGGTGAATATGTTTTAACGTCAACGAACGATGGCCCCGTTACGCCGACAACAACACTTATTCGTAAGTATTCTAACTATGGAACGGCTCAGATCGAGCCTGTCCAGGTTGCTGACGTTACGTTATTTGTTCAAAGGGGTAACAGAAAAATCCGCGAGTTTAAGTTTGTCGGTGATGTTAATACTGGGGGTTACTCAGCGCCGGACATGACAATCCTGGCAGAACATGTGACAGAGGGCGGCCTGGATCACATGGCTTACCAGCAAGAGCCTGATAGTATTGTTTGGTGTGTGCGCAACGATGGGACGCTCCTGGGCATGACATATCGCCGAGAGGAGCAGGTTGTTGCCTGGCACAAACATGTAATCGGCGGGACGTTTAACAGCGGTCAAGCGGTTGTTGAGAGTATTGCTACGTTACCTACAGATACTGGTGAGGATGAGCTTTATATGATTGTAAAGCGCACAATAAACAGCGCAACCAAGCGTTATGTCGAAAAGCTCAAGCTGTTTGATTTTGGGAACAACACAACGACAGCATTTTTTGTTGACAGTGGTTTGTCGTATAGTGGCGGATCCACAACGTCACTTAGCGGATTGTATCACCTGGAAGGCGAAACATTGCAGGTTTTAGGCAATGGCGCGACACACCCAGACGAAACGGTTAGCAGTGGGGGGATAACATTAGATTATTCATCTACTTCGGCTGCTGTTGGTTATGGATTTGACAGCAATCTGCAAACGCTTCGAATAGACAGCGGATCCGTTGATGGCACTAGCCAGGGCAAACCTAAGCGCATTCATCAAATTACTGTACGTTTCTTTGAAACTGTTGGTGCTGAGGTCGGTAATGACAGCGGAGAGATCGATCGCATATTCTTTCGGGATAGCTCTATGGATACAGATACAGCCGTGCCGATGTTTACTGGAGATAAAGATATTGAATTTCCTGGTGGTTTTGATGATGACGACCGGGTTTACATTAAACAGGGACAGCCTTTGCCGCTTACGGTTCTGGCATTCTACCCACGCATGAATACGTTTGACAAATGATTAGAGATTACTTGACCAGATCCCATGTTCTTGACGCTTTCGAGCGTATGGATAGGACTGTCACATTGGGCCCGGTCCAGGTATTAGACGCACTCCCGGTATATACTTTGCCGAAGCGAGGTTATGCTTTTATGGAAAGGGGTGAAATTTATGCGATTGGTGGTATACTGCCAGTATGGGAAGGTGTTGGGGAAATCTGGTTGATCCCGACAAGACTTGCCAAAACAAAGCCAGTGTCACTCGCCAGGCATATTAAGTTAGGTTTATTGGATATGGAAAAGTCTTTAGAGTTGCGGCGCCTTCAAGCTGTTGTTAGATGCGGCTTTGATCGAGGCCATGACCTTGTAAAGTTTTTAGGTTTCCAAAGCGAGGGTGTCATGCGTAAGTATGGCCCAGACGGTGAGGATTATGAAAGGTATGCGAAATGGCAGATCCAGTAACATTTCTCGCTTTAGTAAGTGCTGGGACCAGTATTGTCGGAGGCGTACAACAAAAGAAAGCGGCTGATAAAGCAGCGGTAGCAGCGCAAGAGGCAAGCGAGTTTAACGCTCAGATTATCGAACGTGACATTGATTTGTTCGAGCGCCAGCGCGGTATACTCAATGCAATGTTTTCGATTGATCAGCGAAGAGCCAGGGAAATCTTTGAGAGAGATGTCCAGGGCACTGTTCGAGCAAGCACTGGTTATGCTGGTTTTGACATGAGCCAGGGAACGCCAATGACAGTTTTAAGGGAGAACGCTCGAGAGTTTGATTATCAAATGGCAATACAAAAGTTTGATAACGAGGTTCAAAACTTACAAATAACTGATGCACAAGAAGAATCTAGGTTAAATGCTGAACTTTCTCGCATGGAGGGCGGCATGGCTGCTGCTAGTGCTAGAGCTTCTGGCACAGCTTCTTTGATTTCTGGAATTGGTAGAGCTGCGACAAGCGGTTATTCAAGTGGTTTATTCAGTGGCGGAACTAGCGGCGGTGGCGGAAAATGAAGATACCTGTTTACACAGCTCGAGGGCAAATTAGCAGCACAATGCCAGGACGTCAGATCCGGGCTCGTAAATCTATCCAGGCAGCTCAACAGGCGGAGATGGCGGCAGCAGCTCCTGGTTTAGCGCTTACTGAAGAAATTGGTGAATATGCCACAACGCGCTATAAGATGCAGGTTGAGAACCAGCTTAACAGCGCCATGCTCGATGCTTCAGAGGCTTTACGTGACAGACGCAGAGAGCTGGGTAAGGTTGATAATTATAAAAACGTCCTGGATGATGGCGATAACTCGATGTGGAATAAGGAAACCGAAGAGTTAAAGACAAGATTGCGGCAAAAAGTTGGTAAAGATCGATATGCTCTGGAGCAGTTCGATAGTCGTTTTCGTCAAATGGAGCAGCAACATCGATTTGTTTTACGTGATGTTATCGATCAGCGCACAAAAAACGATGCGATTTTAAATCGTAACCGTAAGCTACAAAACGCTGAGGATGACATTGTTGATAATTACGATCTCTCCCAGGTAAGTTTTATTCTGCGTGATGTTGTCCAGGACACAAAGAAACTTGCAGAAATAAAAGCCGGAAACATCAGTGTATTAAATGAGCAGCAGCGCGCTTTGCTTATTCGAGCCACAGCCAGGTCTTTTGAGAAAAACGCAAACGAAGCGCCAAGCGGCATAACTTTTGTAGACCAGGTACGCCAGGCAATTAGAGATAACGATGAGACTGTTTTGAAATCGTCCCAGGCTGCATATGTTTACGGTCTAATGAAAATGCTTGATCCAAATGAGCAAGCTAAAGTTTTAAAAGCAGTGGGTGGTGCCCAGGTATTCCTGGAAGGGGCAACGATTGCTGAACAAAACGCACAGAAGCAAGCGGAGCTTTATCTCAAAGATTTTCAATCCTCCCTAGATGTTTATGAAAAACAGCTAACAGAAGGCAATACGCTCGATCAATCAATTATTGATGAGATTGGCAGAAACTTAAATGAAAGTGTTTTGCCCAGGATCACTGACCAGGCTGAACGCCAGGCAATCGCTAAATCTTACTCTGACCTGGTTACGTTCAATGATTTCCAAAAAAGTTTTGGGCAAAGAGTTACGCTTGAAAACATCGATGCTGTTATAGAAAACTTTAGAACCCAAGGTTTTGCCGAAGAAGGATTTGCTGGGATTGATAAGCCGCTCGAAGAAAACTTCATTGCTTATATGGATACCTATAAAGAGAATATGAAAAAAGCCCTGGCAAAAGATGGGGATGCTATTTCGTTTGCTGCGCGCACTAAGATGGACGGTATCAACATACAAGGCGTTGATTTGTCCCCTGACGCTTTTGCAAATGGCGCTACGGGTTTAAACAATCGTTTAGCTCAAGGTTCTAAGATAAAAGCTAATAATGGTTTAAATCACTTACCAATTCTTACAAACGATGAGATGGTGCAGCTACAGACTGCATTTAACTCAGCTTCGTTTGAGCAGCAGCGAACAATCATCAATGGAATTAACCAGGAGCTTGGTCCAAAAAGCTTGGATCTATACAGCAAGCTAAGTAAAGACGCGCCCATGATGGCGCATTTAGCCGGGTTGATTAACGAAAATGGTGTAAATGATGAGGCGTCCAGGCAGATCCAATTAGGACTTGCTGCTGAAAATAAAGTTAAGGTTTCCTCGCTTACTGATTTAGGCGGCACGTTAGTTTACAATGAGATTGTCCTGGACGCATTTGGAACGCTTCCAGAGAAGCTCGAGCAAAGTTTGCGCGGCGTAACTGAGCAATCTGTTGAGGCAATCTTAACCTATCGTGTTATGTATGAGGGCCTAGACGTTACAAAGCTTAAAGAAGAGGATCTGCGCAATATTGTAAGTTTTGCCCTGGGCGGAACAAAAGATGGTTTGCGTGGCGGAATAGGTGTGTTCGGAGAAAGTGATGTTGGGGATCGCTCGTATTTTCGTCCTAAGAATGTGTCTGATGAAGAGTTTACGGAAGCCGTAGAGGGTATTACTGCTGAAAAATTAGCGCGCATACCGGGCAACGACATATCAGATGAGGACTTACAAATAACAAATGATATTATTCAAGGCTTTTTAGACAGTGATGACCGGGGCATTGCAGCGGTGGGTCGAGATAGCCGGGGGTATATTATCTATGAAATGTACCGTGGTGAGCCAGGTTCAGCCCAGGCTATCGGCTCCCAGGGCGGGGATCCGTTAGTGTTTACCTTCGAGGATCTGGCAACCATTGAGCTCCTGGAACGCAAAGCGGTAGAGGTGCAAAAAACTGGTGAACAAGAGATTAGAGATCGCAGTATAAAATATATGTATAACCAAAGTATTTTTTACTTCGATGAAGAAAACAACAAACTATACGATAGTCGCGGCATGACAGAAATTAGCCTGGATCGACTAAAGGATATTAAAACAGGGCAACGGTTAACAGAATGACACTTCTTAACTTTGATAGCCAAGACAAGTCTGTTTTAGATACGCGCCCGGTAATAGACAAACCTATTACTGGAGTGCAAGAAAACTTTGAGGCTGCATTTAAGGGAAGTTTTGCCCAGGCACCATTTGCAAAAAGATTTTATGAACGTGATTGGTGGGGTAGTGTTGTCGATGAAATAAACGCGCAGACGGGCCAGGATTTTGATAATCCGATGTATTATTTCACTCGCAATGACAGAGAAGCGCAGAAAATACAAAAGTATGTCCGTGACAACCTGGACAAGCTAGAAGGTGATTTTAACATCTTTCTCCAGGATGACCTGGCTGGAAGTATTGAGCAACAAACGCGCGAGCGCGCCCTGGCAAACATCGAAGAGATGAATGAGGTTTTTTCTCGAGCAGAAGGGTTTTTACCTACTGCTGCAAGTTATGCAGGTATGTTTGGTGCTGCGGCTGCTGATCCTGTCAACGTAGCGCTTACAGCCGTAACAGGGCCTTTGACATTTAGCGTCAAAACTCTTGGCGGTGTTATGCTTCGAGAGGCTTTAATTAACTCAAGCATTGAGGCAGCGCAGCAGCCGATGGTGGCTCAGTGGTACGAAGAGCTAGGTATAGACTACACGTTTGCTGATTTTCGTAATGCAATCTTAACTGCTGGTGCGGTCGGCGCAGGTATTCCCCTGGTAATACGTGGCGGCAAAACTGGCATTGAGATAGGTAAAGATTTTGTGCCGCTTTCATCGGATCAGATAAAAAAGGGTTATCGTGCATTCATAGAAAGTGGTGCGGCTAAAGAAAGTGATGTCGGTCGCGGTGCTGAGATGGAGCTGCTAAGACAAGAGGATGCATTTGCTAACAATCCATTGGCTGATGTTTTCTCTGACCTGGAACACAATCGGCGCCTGGGCAATGGATCTGCTGCATTCCAAAACAACCAGGCGCCCAGGATGTCAGACAAGCCGGAGTCAGCATTAAAATCTCCAGGTAGCGTTTATGAGGCTGATAACCTGGACGGGCAAATATTTAAGTTTAACCCTGATAATATTGAGGTTGATGCTGAGACATTCCAATTTAAAGCGGGTGGTGATGAGTTTGGTGTAACTGAGAGATTACGTGACGTTACTCAGTGGGATCCAAGTAAAGCCGGGCAAGTAACTGTTTATGAATATGCTGACGGGCGGCAGTTTATTGCAGACGGGCATCAAAGATTAGGTTTAGCAAAACGTATAAAATCACAAGATCCTAGCCAGGATGTGCGTTTGTATGGCAATAAGCTGCGCGAAACTGATGGGATAACGCCAGTAGAGGCGCGCGTTATTGCTGCTATGAAAAATATTTCTGAGGGTACTGGGTCGGTCCTCGATGCTGCAAAAGTGTTTAGATTTTCTCCAGAACGCATTAATGATCCCAGTTTCCCAAAGGGGTCTGAGTTTGTAAAGCAAGCTCGGGCCCTATCTAATCTTGCGCCGGAAAACTTTGGTATGGCAATAAACGAAGTTGTTCCATCAAACTTTGCTGCTGTTGTCGGGCGTTTAATACCAGACGATGCAAACATGCAAACGGCTGCACTAAATGTCCTGGCTAAAACAGAACCAGCAAATGCATTCCAGGCTGAGAGCGTTGTTCGCCAGGTAATTGATAGCGGCGTTACAAGAGAAAGCCAGCAGAGCTTATTCGGTGAAGAAGTTGTTACTGAAAGCTTATTCCTGGAACGTGCAAAGGTGCTCGATCGAGCGCAAAAACAACTTAGAAAAGACAAGTCATCATTTAAAAACCTGGTTGATAATGCCGCTCGAATAGAAGGTGAAGGCAATCAGCTAGCTAAAGATGCAAACCAGAAAAGGGCTAATCAAGATGGCACGGCAATCGCGCTCCTCCAAAGTCAAGCAAACCGCAAAGGGCCGCTCTCAGATGCCCTCACAGACGCAGCAAAACTCGCCAAAGATCAAGGATCGTACACAGAAGCTACAAAGCGATTTGTCGATGCTATCAGACGATCAGTTGACGAAGGCGACTTTGATCGCGCAGAGGCTGGCAATGCAGGACGCCCTTTCGATGTTACAGAGGAAGCGCCTACAGTACGAGATGATGCAGAGCAGCTAAGATTAGATGATTTCTCTGAACCTGTTGGCAAGGGGACTATTGATCAAACAAATGCTTTGACAGAGGATTTGCGAGCAGATCTTTCTGAGCCAAACTTATTGCGTGAGGACTTAAAACGCCTGGTCGAAAGTGGAGGCGGTGAGGCTGATATTATTAGCCACCCGGCAGTTGTTAGAGCTGTTGATGAGATGGAAAGCTTGCCTCGGACAAGTGACATGCAGGGATACGGATCTGAGGGATGGTTTACGTCCAGGCAGTATGTTGTCGGATCTAGGCGCGATGGGACTTTTGAAGAGGCGTTTGACCATCTTAGAGAAGGCGCAAGGCAATTAGGCTGGGTTGATGATAAGCTCGAGTATCCCGTTGGGTCTTTGCGTAGAGAAAGAAAGGCTGTGATTGTCCTGGGCCCTCCGGCTGCTGGTAAAAGCACTATAGCTAATCCTATTGCTCGTAAAATGGGGGCTGCTATTGTTGATGCGGATGAGGCAAAAAAAATATTACCAGAGTATCGAGGCGGAATAGGTGCTAATGCGGTGCACGAAGAAAGCTCTTTCCTGGCAGATCTTTTATTTAAAGATCTTATGGAGGATGGTGACAATCTGGTTATTCCAAAGGTCGGCGGTAAAGTTGATAGTATAGAGCGCACTATTGCTAAGTTGCGTGAAAAAGGCTATGAAGTAGATGTAGTAGATATGAAGGTCGGAGCTGAAGAGGCTTTGCGCCGTATGATCGGTAGATTTATATCTAAAGGCAGGTTAATCAATCCAGAGTATGTAAGGGAGGTCGGGGATAATCCAGGCAAAACTTATGATACAATTAAGAAAAGAGGTTTAGCAGATGGATACGCAAGAATTGATAATGAAGGTGGCCCAGATGTTCCAAGACCAATCCTCGAGGACACAAGAGGAACCCTCGAAGGCTTCGAGATTGAACTTAGACGAGGCGGAGGCGAAAGCGACGATGTTATCGGACAGCCAAGTGGGTCAGAACTTATTACAGCGCGCGCGCAGCAATCGGAAGAAATAGAGATCCCTCAGATTGAAGAAAGCCTATTAGACACTGAGTTTCCTATTGCGCAGACATTAGACGGTGATGAGAATGTTGTTGCGCAAACTATGACCGCCAGGCAGATTTTGTCTGATATAGATGCAGATACGGCAATGATTGAC